TAGGCTTCAAATTTTGTCTAGTTGCCCGCCAGGGAACTATCGATACAGTCCTGTAATGCCACGCTTGCATGCGATGGCATGTCAACCCAGCCTATCGGGGGACTAGTCCAAGCGTAGGCCACGCAAGTGGGCGTTTTGGATCGACATCACCTCAACCACAACTTGGAGTTATCCATGACCATTCTCTTTTGTCTCAACAACATCGCGTACGTTGATCGCTTGCAATCGCACGGCGACACGCAGCGCGAGACGACGAAGATTTGCCATATCGGCGACGTCACGTACGCCTGCGCCGGCGATCCTGACTTTGCCGATATGATCATGACGTCGCTCGACAAGGGTGGCGACTGGTTTGCGCCTATTTCGGTGCAACCCGCTGCCGAACGCAAGAACGACGTGATCGTGGCCAGGATCGGGTCTTCCCTTTTCCGGCTCAGTTTTGCCTCGTGCGATCGTCCTCACTTCAGTCCGATTCGACAGCCGGAAGGTGGTCTCCCAGCCGAGATCACCGGCTCAGGTTGGGCCATGTTTCAAGCCTACTTCCTGGAACACCGTGACGTCCATGTCGCTTACGAGCTGACTCGACGTTACTCGTCTAGTGTGGGCGGTGAGCTCGAACAGTTTTAAGGACTGCTTATGTCACGCCCACAACACTTTCGTCGTGGTTGACGGTTTGGAGGGGCTTCGGCCCCTCCCTTTTTCGGAGGACACATGCGTTCTATTCGAAATTCCAGATTCCACGCAGAAGTAGCCGCCGCCGTCGAGGGTTACCTCGAGTGCGATCCGGCTCTTGCGGTTTACGCCGCGAACTGGCTTCTACAAGCCTACCCGATCGCGTGCTCGTTTTATGTGAACTTGCGCGACATGGATCTGGGGACGAACCTCGTTGAGTTCAGTGATCTGAGGCGGTTTTGCGACGCCTTGGTTCGTCCGGGCGTCAGCGGAGTCATCTGGCTTGGTCTCGACGTGGCCTTCGTTAACGCCTCCGGCGTGACCGAAATCGTCGAAACCGAGAGGTCGCCGATATAGGAGGTCTTATGATTGATCTCAATAATTTCGCAAGAGAACATCCCGATATGGCGGAATTCGTGTCCGCCGCCCAATTCCTGTGCTTACCGGCCGCGACCGTTTTGTTGCGGGCCAGCGACAGGTCAAGGTGGGGTGCCAGGTTTCGTTCTAACACAATAGAAGAAGCCACTTACCTGGGTTGGACCTACTCATGTTCATCAGAATCACCACCTCGTCAGGACAAAGAGTGAATCTCGACTTCGGCGGATATCGCCGGATTCGAAACGTAGTCGACCGCACCGCGGCCGCCTACATTTTCCAGTCAGCCAAGGAATACGGCAGCCGACCTGTGTCGGCGGAGTACGTAGACCTGGCTGTGTTTACCGTCATCAACCAGAAAGCACTTGAAATGGACCTCGTCAAAGCACTGAAGAACGACACCTCGCCCGAGGCCGTCTCGGCAACCGCGCGTGTCTTCGTCGCTCCCCAGACCTCACGTCTGCCTGAAGATTCCTTTCTCTCATACGAGACCGTCGAAAAGGTTCCGGACCTCGTTCGCGTCCAGTCTCTCGACGCCCCGGACCGCGCGAAGACCGTTATCATGTTTCCGAACACCGAGGACGGTCGTCGCCTGCTTCGCGCATTCGTCGAATACGCCGACCTGTTTGATCTCCAACCCGTCGCCTTGACGGGCGTTTCGGGCGCAGATTACGACATTGCCTGGGAGGAGGCGACGTATAACTGTCCTCGCGTGGCGTACGCCGCAGCCATCGACGAGATGGCCGAAGCTCGCCGCGTGTCCGACCTCGCTCCGCGGGCCAAGACCGAAGCGGCCGCTTCTGGTCGCCGGTTGGAGAGTCGCAAGCCCGAAGGGGCGTCCTTCAACCGTTTCGACGTCAACAACTTCAGCAGCAGTTCCGGAGTTTCGGAGGACCCCAATGACGACGAGTGACTCTCACGGTGCCTACGTGGCAAAATACGGCGTCCTCCCATCAATCGCAGGCGCCGACGGTCTTGGAAAGCTGTTCGTCGGCGGCAACCACATGCACGCCACGCCTCTGGTGCGACGTGCTCCGCTGACCATCATCGCCGAGCCCTACACCTCGAGTAACGTGGCCAAGTCGCCGCGCGCCGTCGTTTCGTCGTTTGACCCGACGTTCATGAAGTTTCAACGAGCTCTGTTCTCAGACATCGAACGCGAGTTCGTTGTCGGCTTGAACGAGAACAATTTCTCTTGGAACGGTATCCACGCCCTTCCAGAAGAAATCATGTGCGTTCCGGGTTACTCGATGACGCCGATGTCCTTCGTGCAGATTGACAACGGCGCGTATCGAAAGCAGCTTGGCCTCAGCGCGGGCTATTCCGAGGTCGAGGCCCGGATCGCGGAGGAATTTTGGGACCTCGTGTTTTCTGAATGGGACGCGACAAACCTGAATTTGCCCAAAATCTCGGTTTCCGGTGTTCGACGGTTCACCTACGACCCGATCTGGAAGGCGGATCACTTCGGGATGATTACCGACGTGTCTAACTTTGAGGAGATGCTGGACATGGTGGAGAGCGACTCCTGGGTCGCGCTCGCTGACAAGTTTGAAATCTTGTCGATGATGTACATGCAGACCCGCGCCCAGCCTGAGCGAATCAGCAAGGAGCGGATTGTCTTCTCCAAAGATGAAGCTCTACACCCCGGGAAAGGAAAGGGCAGACCGGCCGACAAGCGTGTTGTCATCGACGGAGTCGAATATCCCGACTTCAGCGCCACTCGTGCTCGGAACGTTCAAGCTGGGCCCTGGGCGGTGAACGGCAGCCTCCAGATCATCGCGGCCGGAACGATGAGGTCGATGTTTCGTCGTTGGCCGAGCGTGTTTCACGTGTCGACTCCCGAGCAAATCGAAAGCCTCGTAAACGATCACTGGGTGATTTGCGGGGACGTGACAGAGTATGACCGTTCCATGTCACGTGACGCGATTGAGATGGTCTTCAAGTGCGCTGCGAAGAAGTGGGATCCTCGGTTCGTGAAATTGGCGCGAGCCTTGATGTTTGCTCCGTACTACTCACGTCCGCTCGACCTCGGTGAAAATCGCGGCTCGTTCATCGGCGATCCGCGAAGACCAAACGAGAACGAGATCTGTGCTGGCAACAGATCGGGTCACGCCTGGACGTCCCTTATCGCCAAGGGCAATAAGGTCATTGACGATCTGATCAGGCAGCATCATCTCGGCGAGAAGGTTGTCGGTCGAGTATCCGCGCTGTTGGAAGGTCGAGGTTTGGTGAAACACATCAACAACGGCGACGATGCTACCAACTACTCGGTGTCGCGCGAGGCGATTGCGGACATTCGTGCGGCCTTCGGGGACCCGAAGAAGGGTCACTACGTTGTGAAGGAGGAGATCGGGCAAATTCTGTCCGGCTTCATGATGATTCAGGAGAACGTGGCAGTTCCTCGTTACCAGGTGCGCAACCGGGCTTTCGCTTCTATGGTGAAGGCGATCGTTCCGGAACGCGCAGCCGGGTCGAGGCACCGCCGTATGTGGCCGATCGGGATGCTCGAGCGGTCCAACAATCTGAATCCGTGGGCCAACCCCGCGTCCGACGCGGGCTGGTCCGTCTTCCATCACAATTGGCGGAAGACCATGTCCCCGGTCTACGGTGACTACATGGACCTGGTGCGGCGGGCTCTCGAAAGCCTTCCCGTTCTCGTCGACTCTCTCACTGCCGCCGACCGCGACGTGCTCGAGAACCCTGAGAAGATCCACTACCGCTACTTGCCCGAAGAAATTTCGCCGGCAGTTCGGAATGAACTTCTGAGCAAGATCGCCTACGCGGACTTCCGTCACATTCCATTCCGCTACTACAAAGGAACTGTTCATGAAACGAGCTATTCAGACGCCCATTGAAGCGTCCTACGTGAAGCGTGACGCCAAGAGTTACGCGGATTACATGCGCCAGACATCTGTCAGTGCCGCTTCTATCAAGGAGGCCATCCGGTCCGCGATTACTCCGCCGACGACGGTCGCCGCCGGTGTGGTCGCTTCGGTGACCCTCATGGGTCGTCAGTTCCATTTCCTGTCAAACGGGACTGTCAGTCGCGTCCCCGCTCTCATGGATCCCGAGGACACCAGCAAGACGGTCCCCCTCCCGCGCATGCGTTTTGCTCCTGACGGCACACTCCCGGTGCAGGCGGAGGTGGCGGGTACGATCATGCGCGCCGGTTCCGTGGGCATCGTTGGCGGTGGTGGTGTCGGCAAGACCCCGCTCGCCCACGCGCTCGCTCTGGCGCTGACGGGAGGCTCTTACGGGCACATCATGTATGGCGAGCCGTTGGCCGGTTTCGACACTCTCGTCGACGAAGTTGGCCCGAAGCTCGTGAGCGCCATGGTCTTTGAACGCGCGGTTGTGTTTGACTCGATCAAGGACCTGCTCGCGAACGAGCCGGGCGCTGCGACATCATCGGGCATCTCACGGGGCGCGTTCCAGCTGATCTCGTCTCTCGGCGCTCAGGCTGCCGACGTTGGCTGCTCGCTTCTGATGCCCATCAACCCGTCAAGCGCCCGTGACGGCGTCTTCGAGGAACTCGTGGCGGCGGTCGAGTCGAACGCTACCACCGTCATCCGTTCGACGCGGAATGACATGTGGTCCGTCTACCTCCGGACCGGTGACGGCCAACAACGTCAAAAGGGCGAGCTCCGCCTCCGCTTCGTCGACGGCATTCCGACGGTGGTCGGCGAAGTCGATTCTCTTCCCGAGGGAAGAGAGCCGCAGCTTCTGACCAAGTTTTCTCTCGAGCGTGATCACTCCGTCGCG